AAGTGCAGCGTGAACCGATCGCCCACGTTGTAGGTGTTCTTGAATCCAGCAGCGATGTGGATGCCGTTGTTCGCATCGCGGATCTTGCCGTTCTCGTCCCGCTCGATCACATCCACATTGATGGGGATCGGCGCATAGACACCCAGATCCTTTGATGTCGTCGGGGTGTAAGCCTGCGAGTAGCCCTCCCGTGGGTTGCCCGCCATGCCCTGCACCATGTGAGTCAAGGTGGCGCCAAACTCCATCGACGGATCGCGGGCATCACCCCATACCTTGCTGGTGTACGGCACCGGCCCCTGCTGGGGGGTGTAGTACATCCAAGTGTTAGACGCGGAGAACTGCCGCGCTGGCACCTGCCCAAATGCGGTCTTGCCATAGTCCAGCCGCTTGATGTTCGCCGCGCCCACCAACAGCAGCAGCTGCATGTACTGGCCAGTGCCGGTGCTCTCCACCGATGACCACAGCAGCGAGGTGTTCACCCGCACCGCGCCCTTGGGGTTGATGGCCTCGTTGCAGTAGACCAGATTGATCGGGTCGCCGTAGCGGGCCAGCTCCTGCGTTCCGTTGAAGCCATAACGCGGGGCGTAGCTCTTGTCTCGCCGCTGGATCTGGTTGGACTTCTTTGGCGTTTCAGGTTTGGGTGCCAGCAATGCTGACGCCACCTGAAAGATCACGCCAACGGCAAACAGAACGATCGAGACCGGATCGCCCCGTAGCTCTTCACGCCGTTGCGCTTCTGAGATTGAATAGTCCTTTTGCGCTGCCAGAAACAGCAGATACTCGTCTTCGCTGATGCCCAGCTGCTGGCACAGACCGCGCTCGTAGGGCAGCAGCTTGCGGTTCATGGGTGGGGGTGAAACGAGGGGATCATCTGGGGCACGGTTGGCAGGTGGGCCACCATGCCTGAAGAGCGCAGGTGCAGCATCCCGCCCTCTGCGCTCATCACCGCAAGGGCGCCGGCAGCATTGCTCCTGCACAGCAACACATCACCCGGTCGTGGTGTGGAGACGCGGCTGCAATTCTCAAGCAACCAACGCATCAACCGCACCCGAGGCAGCGTGGCCTCAGTGTAGGCCGCATACGCCCATTCAAAAGATGGGGCGTAGTCCAACAACCCCAGCCGGCGCCGCACCTCACACACCAGCTGGAAGCAATCTGTCAGCCCGCTGCCATCACCAGGGCGGTGCCCCCAGCCATAGCGCAGCAGCAGCAGGTCATTGCAGTGCGACATCACTGTTCAGGGGCAGCAGCCCGCTGTTCTCGGTTGTGATGATCCGCGCAGGGAAAGCCCCACCAACTGAATCCAGCGCACTGCGGAAACGGCACTCGATGGTGGTCTCGCTGAAGGCACTGCCCTGTCCCACATAGAACTCAGGGATTGGGTCGGGGATGGGCTGCAGCGCACTGTTCAGCCACAGGTTGTGCAGGATCAGCTCGCTGTTGCGGTTACCATCGCCGCCCTCCAGCAGGGTCAGCGCCAGCTCGACATTGGGGAACAGCACCGTCAGCTGTTCGTTGTCGCCGCCGATTGTCATCAGCGACCCCGAGATCTGGAACGGCACGAACTGGTAGGTCTTGCCCAAGAACAGGTAGCTCTGCTTCACGAAGAAGTTCTGGGCCAGCAGCGTGGCACCCTTGGCCATCTTCAGTTCCAGCAGCTGGCAGATCTGGATGTTCAAGCGGCTGCCACCTCACCGATCAGCTCGACCTTCACCGTGGTCACGCCGGGATGCACTGACTGCAGCTGAGGCTCAGAGGCGTAGGCCCACTCCACATTCGCCGGTGCCTGCATCCGGCTGGTGAGGCCGCTGCTCATCCCCGCGAAGACCTCGCCAGGCAGGGTGAAGCGATAGAACGAGCCGCCCATGCTGTCGTAATGGGCCACGATCTGCTCAGCCTTGGCATCCGGCAGGTTGGCAAACTCCAGGCTGATTGCATGGCCGGAGCGGGTGTTGCTGAAGGCCCGCTTCCAGACAGCACCGCTGAGGGTGCGGTATTGGCGGATGGGCAGCTGGCCGGGGCTATAGCTGCGGCTGGATGGCTTGAGTGCAGGGAAGGTAGACATCAGATTCCAACCGACCTTCTAGTACGGGGGCTCTGCCGGAGGCGATCAAGGGCGCGGCGTTCACCCTGGGCGGCGCCTTGCTTGCTGGCCGTGGCCATTGCAGTCTCCAGTTGCTGCCGGTCCACCCATTCTCTGTCCATGAACTGCGTGGTCTCGAAGCTCATGTTCATCGTGGTGCCACCACCATCCTTGCTGCCACCGCCGCCGGAGGCCATGAGACTGCGCAGGTTCTGGTGGTTGGTGATGCCGCCGGACTGACCGGGCACGAACAACTCAGGGCCACGCTCGCCAACAATCTGCGCCTCTCCGGTTGACCCACCACTGGCAAGCAACAGCGGCATGTTGAGCGCACCAGCAAAGCCACCCCAGCTGCTGCCCAGTCCTGCAGTGGCGCCCCACATGCCGCCACCACCGCCAAACAAGCTGCCGAGTCCGCCCAGGACTCCGCCAGCACCGCCGAACCCGCCACCAGCGGCGCTCCCGGCGACGCTGCTCTGCAGTTGCATTTGGGCGGCCTGCAGTTGCATCTGAGCGGCTTGAACTTGCGTTTGGCTGGGGGCCAGCATGTTGAAGATGGCCTTAGTCAGGGACTCCTCGATTGGTTTGATGGCCATATCGAGGAACTTCTCGCCCAGCGAGCCGAGCATGTTGGCGAAGGCGGCCTTGATGTCCCCGCCGGTGGCGGCTGCCTTGATGGCCTCCTTGAAGCCGCCAGCGATGGTGCCGCCGAGAGCGCTGGCATCGGATTGCGCCGTCTGCAGTTGATCCAGCACGCCTTGGGCCTGGGCGAACTGGCCGGAGAGTCCGGCGTCACCGGTCTGGCCGTAGATCTGGTCGTACTTGCCAGCGGCCCCGCCGGTGTAGCCCGCCTGAATCCCCTTGCCGGTGCTCATCAGCTGGCGCTGCATGTTCTGGGCTTCCATGGCCAGCTTCTGGGCCTGTTGGATGCTCAGCAGTTCCTGCTCCAGTGCGATCTGGGTGCGGGTGGTGGCCAGCCGGCCCTCCAGGCCCGTGTTGATCTCCTTGAGGACAAGGTTGGCCTCGTCTTGGGTGAGCTTGCCTGCCTTGACGGCCTCGTTGATCTGGAGGACGGCAGCGCTGCGAGCGGTGTAGATCGCAGTAATCTGCGCCTCGCCCTCCTTCCGCTTAAGCAGACGCTCCACTTCGTTTTCGCTGAGGGCACCGGCGGTGGTGATCGCCTGCAACTTGGTCTGCTCAAGGTTGCGCTGTTGCGTCAGTGCTTCGGTCTGAGACTTGCCGCGGGCGATCTCCTGCAGGTCGAAGGCGCTCTTCTCAATGTTGAGTTGGCTGAGCTTCTCCTCCAGAGCTACCTCCTGCTGCTTGGCTTTCACCAGGCGGCTCTGGGCGTCGGCCATGCCTTGGCTGGCGGCAGGTGTGCCGAAGCCGGGCCGCTGCGGGCCGGCCACTCCAGGGGCAGCACTGACTCCGCCTGCGGCGCGGCTGAATTGAGCACTGGTGGAGCCGCCGCGCATCAGTTGCTCAACCGCGGGGCGCAGCTGGGAGTCGGGGGCGTACTGCAGGCCAATCCACTCGCTGCGCAGCCCGCGCATCGTGGCGCCCACATTGCCCTGCACGATGCGGTTCCGCGCCAAGGCGGCGCCCAGCATCTCCTGCACCTCCGGCGTGAACTTGTCGGTGCTCTTGACGCCGGTGGGGCCGTACCGACCTGCCAGCAGGCTGCGCAGCGTCTCGCCGATGATCTGGTACTTGCCAACCGCATGAAGCTGCTGGTTGCGGGGGACGCCTGGTGCAAGCTGGCGGCGCTGGATTTCGCCCAGCGTCATGTTGACCAGATTGGGGTCGATACCACTGCCGTGGGCGGTGTGGCCGTTGTTGGACCCGCCGCGGTTGAAAGCGCCGTAGTTGCCGCCGTAGCTCTCCCGGCTGCCGATTAACCGGCTCAGCGATGCAAAGGCGCCGGTGGCCACGCTGGCGGCAGGGCCGGTGCCCGCTGCGCCCGCTGCGCCAATCGCCGTCTCCTGCTGGATCTGGCGGGCCACCTTCAGCTGGTAGTCCGCGGCGGCCATCTTGTAGTCCTCGATCTGCCGCTCCAGCTGCAGGCGGGACTTGGCCTGCTCGTAGATGTAGTCGGCGGTGGCCTTGTTGATGTCGGCCAGCGTGACTTCCAGTTGGCGGCGCTTCTGGGCGATGTCGGCCTCGCCGCTGCGGCGGGCGGAGATGAATGCCCGCACCCCGTTGAGGAGTTCTTCGGTCAGGCCCTGGCTGCCGCTGAACTGCTTGCGCAGGGCCAAGTCGCTGGATTCGATGCGCAGCTGCGCGGCCTTGCGGGCGTTGTCGATCTCCAGGCGGGCGGCTTCCTGGTTCTTGGCGAAGATGTCGCTCTCGACCTTGCGGCGCTGTTCTGCCGCCGCGATGCCGATGTCAGCTGCCTGGCGCTGCAGCTGGAAGGCTTCGCGGTAGGCCGACTTGATGGCGTCTGCCTGGGCTTCGGCGGCTTTACGGGCCTGCTCCTTTGCCTCGGGGGCGATGGCCGCCGGTGTCAGAGCGACTGGCTTGGCCTGCCCCCGGTACTTCTCCATGATCCGCGCCTCCTCTTGGAGGGCTTTGGGGGAGGTGCCGTAGCGCTGGTTGTTCTGCAGCATCTCCTTCTGGAACGCTGCCTGCTGCGCGGGGCTGAGGCCAGCGAGCAGATCCTTGACCCCCGCTCCGGCCTTGCCGCTCTCCCCGAAGATGCGGACCACGCTGGTGATCCAGTTCAGGAGTTCGGCCAGGGGGCCGGAGATGGCGGCCTGCATCTGCAGGTTGAGCTCGGCCCAAGCCTTCGAGAGCTTGTCAGCGGCCGCGCCCGCCGCGGTCATGTCGTTGGCGCCCCCGCGGCCCACCAGCTCGATCACCCGCTGCTGCACCACGGCGGTGGCCTCGGTGATCCGGCCCACCTCGATCAGCTTGCTGATGTAATACTCCTGGCTCTTGCTGGCCAGCAGTCCGGCGTCCTTGATCTTCTGGAAGTTGGTGATCGGGTCGCGCAGGGACTTGCCCATGTCGATGGCGGCCGCCGCAAACTGATCGACCATTTGGCCGATGGCGCTGGTAAAGACCCCAATCATTGGGTTCTTGCCCCCCAGTGCCCCACCGGCAAAGCCGCCGAGGGTGGCCAAGGGGCCAGCACCGAACAGCAGCGGGAAGGCACCAGAAACCAGGGTGTTTTCGACTCGGCCCTGCAGTTCTTCGCCCTTCTTCTTCTTGTTGCGCAGGTCGGCCAGTTGGGTTTGTCGGCGGGCCACCGTCAGGGCACGTTCGTCCAGCTGGGCCGCTTTGACCCGTTCGGCGTTTTGTTGGCGCAGGATTGCGATCGAGTTGGCGTCAATCGCGGCCTGCTCGCGCAGAGCATTGGTGCGGTTGCGTACCACCTGCAGCGACTTGCCCTCCAGGATCGTGCGCTGTTGGGCCTGCTGCAGCAACGGCTTGGCAGCTTCGGCGGCCTGTTTGTAGGTGGCAGCAGCGTTCTGGGCGGCCCGGTAACCCGGTTGGGCCGTCATGGTGTTGCCGCCGGGGAACAGCTGGCCGCCCGCCGGAACTTGGTTCAGTCCATATGCCTTGCCCTGAAGGGCGGCGCTGCGTTCGCGGGCGATCTGGGCGCTGCGGTTGTTCGCCCGCATCTCCTCCAAGCGGGCCTGGATCTGGCTCTTGTTGCCCAGCACGCCGGCCTTGCTGGAACGCTCCACGCGGGTGAGGTTGTCGGCCCATGCCTTGGTCTGGGCGGCCACCTCCGCAGCCAGGCGGGCGTAGTCCTCCAGCTCGGTGTTGAGGCGGGCCTGCTCGGCCGCCATCTGTTTCTGGGCGTTGCGACCGGAGGTGAGCAGTGCCATCCGCCGCGACACCTCGGTGTCCCGAACGTCCTGGGACTGCAGGCCCCTGGCCTGCCGAACCAGATCGTTGATCTTCTTCTGCTCCACCGTCTGGAGCTTCATCGCGGAGGCCAGCTGCTGCGCGGCCTCCCATGCCTGGACGGTGCTGGACTCAAACTCGCCGGACTGCTTTACCGCGTCCCGAAGCTGCGCGTTGAGCTGATTGAGGGATGACCCCTGCAGCAGCGCCTCGAACGCATCTCCTGCCGAGATGACACTGCCTTCCAGCTTCTCCGTTGCAGAGGCAGCGTTCTGGATTCCGGCGGTGAGTTCAGCAAGCTTCTGGGTCGCCTGCGTACCAACCGCAGTGTTGATTGCTTTGCCGGCAGTGATGGCCGCAGGCGCGAACGCCATGGCAGCAACCGCCGCCAAGCCCCAGCTGTTCGGAAGATCCTTCAGGTAGAGCAGCAGTTCCTGAATGGCGTTGCTACCGCCAACGGCTGCTTTGGCTGCGGTATCAATGCCCGCGCCGACACCAGCAATGGCGGCACCCGCGCCTCCCAAGCCCCCAACAAGGGCAGTGGTCTTGGCCACCAGCCCTGTTAGGGCAGTCGTCATGGCGCCAACGCCCTTTACCGCTGGTGCGGTGACAGATGCCGTCTTGGCAAGCGCCAGACCTAAAGCACCGACGCCTCCACGTATTGCGCCACTCTTTATCTGGCTGTCCAGAGTGCGGACAGCCAGCGCAAACTTATTGACCTGCGCAGCACCTACACCGAATGCTTCGCCGGTACGTTTCAATGCAGCGGGCAAGTTCCCGCTGACGGCGTTCTTTAATCCCGCGCCACTACCAAACAGCTCAAACTTCAGCCCACCTGCTCGCTGTAGCTGTTCAAGCTGCCCGGTCAGCTTGTCCAGCTGGCGTTCTGCCTGCTTAGTGTCGGCGGTGACCTTGATGTTCTGGTTGTAGTCAGCCAAGAACCCAGGTCCTCACCGCGTGGCACCAGTCTAGGCGGACAGTAAAAAGCGGACCTACCGGCGGCGGGTCCGCTTCATCGCAGCCTCCTGTTGGTCGTTCAGATAACCGAAGTAACACGACCAACCGATCAGCTCTTCTGGGGTGACCTCTGCCCAGAGGCGGGTGAGGGTCATCCCCAGCTCCTTAGCGACCGCAAAGGACAGCAGTAGCCATTGATCTTTCTCAAGCTCCTTTTGCAGTGCTTTTGGGCTCCAGGGGCTCCTCATCCTCCGCGCTGGTAAGGACAGCGAGCATCAGCTTCTGCAGATCCTCATCCCGCACTTCGTGCTTCAGCTCAGCGATGTCGCCCGCCATGAACAGGCGCTGGCCCCCTTCGTCGAGGGCCTTGTCCACCAGCAACTGCAGGGCAAAGGCATTGGCGTCATCACCTTTGGTGGTGCGCTGAGCCTTGTCCCGCTCAGCCATCGTCAGGGGACGGGACCAGAACGTGAAGATGCTGCCGTCGTGCAGCTCCACATCCTTGCGGGCGGGCACCAGGTTGGCGGCGTTCTTCAGGCGGTCGATGGCGCGGATGGCTGATGCCATGCAACAAGCAATGCGTTACTTGGTTAAGTATAGGTGCCACGCCGTTAAAAAGCCCCGCTGGGGGCGGGGCGGGTGTTCGACAGCTGGGAGCTGATCAGACGAACAGCTTGGTGGGCTGACCGGACAGGCTGAAGTTCAGCGAGGCAGTGATCACTTCCTCGGGGCTGACGCTGATCGAGAAGCCCATGATGCTGATCGGGGCCTCGATGTAGAGGCTGTTGGCCAGGTCGGGCTGACCACCAGTACCGGCCACAGTGTTGACGTAGAGGCGAACCTCGGCGC